GCTAAGCGCAATGAAGAAGTAGAACCGATTGATGAGTTAAATAAAGATACTGTATATTCTTATGCGGCAAAAGCTGAAAAAGATGTTAACAAAAAGCATAAAGAACTTACATCACAAATTAAAACCAATAACCCGAAATCTGCCAATAATACAGCTTCAAAAATTGTTAAGCGATATGCAGGTATGGATCGAGCTGAGAATCGACTCAATAAAGAAGAGACAGAGCAAATTGAGGAATTGAGTAAAGATACTTTGAATAGTTTTATAAAGAAATCTAAAGAAACTTATATAGATGTGCCTGATACGAAAAAGGGCAATAGACTAAGAAATACACTCAAAGCAGCAAGCAAAAGCGATGCAAAGAATGAAGAAGTTGAATTAAAAGAATCATACGAAGAAGCAGAAGAGCATTTATCTAAAGCAAACGATGCTGATGCTAAAGGTGATAAGATGGGATACCATTATCATATGGCCGATCACCATGATGCTTTATCTCAGTGGCACGAATCAAAAGGTCGTTCCGCAACTGCAGATAAACACGCGGAAAAAGCAGACTACCATAGTGACAAATACACCGAACATGCAAATGGTATGCATGAAGCAATAAATCCTGCACAACAAGCTGCAATTGCCATAGCCATTAAAAAGAAAAAGAAAAAGATGATGGAAGCCGACGAAGCCTTGAATGAAAAGTTCTGGGATAACGAAGGCGAAATGGTAATTTCTCAATGCAAAACAATTGCAGCCAAAACACAAATGATAATGTCAATGCTAGATGATGAATCTAAACTTGAGGCATGGGTTCAGGGCAAAATGACAACTGCAGAAATTGCAATAAATTCTGTTTACGACCATTTAATGTATAGTGACGATGCAATTGATGAGGCTACGGGCGATAAGTCGTTTGACAGTACAATGAAACGCATTGTTAGCGGTACTAGTAAACAAAGAACGGCTGATCGCATAGCTCAGAAAAAACAAAACCAAGAACGAGCTCGTAATGCGTTTGGAGGTATGTTTGGCGGAGGGAATCCTGCAGACAAACTAAAAATCAAAGAAGAAAGCATGGCAGAGGATAAAGAAGTATGGGATACTCCAAATCCTAAAAAGACACATCACAAACTTTCTCCGCAACAAGTATCGAGAGCAAAAGCAAGAGCTCGTGCTGCAGGCAGACCATACCCCAATTTGGTAGATAACATGGCTGTTATGAAAGAAGAAACAGTTGAAGAAGCATATAAAGGTGCGGGTAGCAGTGCTTTAAAGCTGGCCGACCGAATTAGACAAGAAAGACTCAAGCGTGAGGCAAGTGAAAAACGTGCTCAAGAAATGCTTGGTAAAAAATCTGAAGAGAAAAAAGAAGTCAAATAAGACTAACTAGGAAAAAGAAATGGCTGTTACTAAAACGATACTTAAAAAAGCTAGACAACAAGCAGTGGTTAAATTTGTTGGCGACGGACAAGCCAACATTGATTTGAACATTGACTTGACAATGTCTGACGAAACATTCTTAGGCTATTCAAATTGTAATGTGACTATTAATAGTGTAATATACACATCATCGGATGCGGCAAGTAATCCAATACTTATTAAAAGACCTTCAACGGGTGCAAATGTATTAATTCTTTCTGGAACTGACAATTGGATGTTATCTCAGAATTATGGATTCACAGATTCAACAAATACTCAATCAAATATTAATATTGTGCTGCCTCCAGCCGGCGGCACATTAATCTTAGGTGTAACTAAGAAAAATGGTTATCAAGAACCTAACGAACAAATTGCTCCCAATTAATTAGGATAATAAAATGAGATTTATTACAGAAGTAGCACAAGACATTAAATTCTTAGTAGAGAAAAAAGAAGGCGGCGGTAAGAATGTTTTTATCGAAGGCATCTTTGCCCAGTATGATAAACAAAATAAAAACGGTCGTATCTATCCTAGCCATATTATGGAAAAGGAAGTTGGTCGTTATCAAGAAATTATTGATGCCAAAAGAGCGCTAGGCGAACTAGGTCATCCTGCCAATCCTTCAATCAATTTGGACAAGGTATCGCATTTGATTACAAGTCTAAAAATGGAAGGCAACAACAATGTAGTTGGTAGAGCCAAAATATTAGAAACTCCAATGGGCATTATTGCTCGCAATCTTATAGAAAACGGCGTACAATTGGGCGTATCTACAAGAGGATTGGGTTCATTAAAAGAGAAAAACGGTGTTAACGAAGTTCAAGATGATTTTCATTTGGCAACCGTTGATATTGTAGCAGATCCCTCAGCTCCTGATGCCTTTGTTCAAGGCATATATGAATCAGCTGAATGGATATGTGAAAATGGTGTTTGGAAAACTATCGATATCGAAAAGGCACAAAAAACACTTAGAGAAACATCCAAGGCCAATCTCGAAAAGACCAAGCTAAAGATGTTTGAAGCGTTCTTATCTAAACTAAAATAATACGTCTAGATATCAGAAATTATAAATAATTTGAACAATCCATTTAGGAGACACTAATGTCAGTAGAAAGCAAAATTAAAGAATTGCTAGGTCGCGTAGAATCACAGGTGAGCCTACAAGAAGGAAATCTTCAAGAAGACGAGCGTACTACTCCGCCAATGCAAGGATCATCTCAAGTCGCACCACAAGCAAGTAATATGCTTGCCCCTACAACAGGAAAAGATAAAACTATCGCTGCTGCAGGTACTGGTGACATTAATCAACCTAGACAAGGCGGATCTCAAGATTCACCTCACGAAGATTTTGATGAGACAGATCCAGCAAATGTTGACAATATGGGTGCAGTTCACGCTAAAGATATTAACCCTACTGTTGGTAGAGCATCTCTACAACCAAAAGGACCTGTTGGTGCAGCACCAAATTTCCAAACAGTTGGAGATCCAACATCAGCAGTAAACATTCAACAAGGTAGGGGTAATGTACCTGTTGGAGAAGAAGTTGATCTAGAATCAATCTTCGGTGACGATTTAACAGAAGAATTCAGAAGCAAAGCATCTGCTATTTTTGAAGCAGCAGTTATTGCCCGTGTAAATTCTGAAATGGATAGCATTGTTACTTCTTTACAAGAAAAATTCACTGCAGATGTAGAAGAATATAAAGAAACAATGGTAGAAAAAATCGACGGATATATGAATTACGTCGTGGAAAATTGGATGAAGGAAAATGAGCTTGCAATAGAACAAGGTCTACGCACTGAGATTGCTGAGGACTTTATGTCAGGCTTACAGGTATTATTCAAAGAACACTATATTGAAATACCTGAAGACAAATATGATGTACTAAGTGAACTACAGGCTAAGACAGAAGAATTGGCAGAAAATCTAAATGACGCTATTAGCCATAATGTAGAATTAAACAAAGAAGTAATTTCTTTAAAGCGTGAGGCAATTGTAGAGGAAATGTCTAGAGATCTTGCAGCTACAGAAGCAAGTAAATTAGATAAGTTGTTAGAAGGTGTTGAGTTTGATAACGAATCTCTTTACAGAGAGAAAGTTGCAGTAATCAAAGAGAACTATTTCCCTAAGAATACTATTACAGAGTCTACAAAATCTGTACAAACACAGCAAACACTAATTGAAGAAACAGATACATCGGTATCATATGATAACTCTGTAGTTTCTACATACGCAAAAGCGCTTTCAAGAGCTAAGAGATAATTTTTCACACAAACATCCATTCAAGGAGTAATAAATGTTTTTATCAGAAAACCTACAGCAAAAGTGGGAAGCGATTTTAGATCACCCAGAATTGCCAGCAATTAAAGATTCTTACAAAAGAACAGTTACATCTGTTCTATTAGAGAATCAAGAGAAGTCTTTACGTGAAGAGCGTCAAGCATTGTTTGAGACACCAACAAACAATATCAGCGCAACATCAGGTATCGACAAGTACGATCCTATTCTAATCGGTTTAGTTCGCCGTGCAATGCCTAATCTAATGGCTTATGACATTTGCGGTGTACAACCAATGACAGGCCCAACAGGGTTGATCTTCGCAATGAGATCAATCTACGGTGGTGCTGGTGATACTCGTGCAAATACTACAACACGCGTAGAAGCATTGTTCAATGAAGCTAACACAGGCTTCTCTGGCGGTACAACAGGTTTAGGTGGTTCAGGTGTTGGTAGCAATCCAGTATCAGGAACATATAATACAGGCGCCGGCGCATCTACATCAACAACAGAAGCTCAAAGCAGCTTCAATGAAATGTCTTTTGCTATCGACAAGACAACTGTAACTGCTAAGTCAAGAGCATTGAAAGCAGAATATACAGTTGAATTGGCACAAGACTTGAAAGCAATTCATGGCTTGGACGCAGAAGCAGAATTATCAAACATTCTTTCACAAGAATTTATGTTTGAAATTAATCGTGAAATCGTTCGTACAATCTATGGTGTCGCTAAAACAGGTTCTCCTGCAACAGCTAACGCTGGAACATTCGACTTAGACATCGACTCCAATGGTCGTTGGTCTGTAGAGCGTTTCAAAGGTCTATTGTTTAACATGGAACGTGATGCTAATCACATTGCTCAAGATACACGTCGTGGTAAAGGTAACTTCATTGTTTGCTCTGCAGACGTTGCAAGTGCATTAGCTATGTCAGGCGTATTGGATTATACTCCAGCATTATCAACAAATCTAAATGTTGATGATACAGGCAATACATTCGCAGGTGTTCTAAACGGACGCTATCGTGTATACATTGATCCATATTCAGCAAATTTGGGTTCAGCAAATCAATTCTATGTAGTTGGTTACAAAGGTACATCACCTTATGATGCTGGTCTATTCTATTGCCCATATGTACCATTGCAAATGGTTCGCGCAATTGATCCTAACAGCTTCCAGCCTAAAATTGGCTTCAAGACACGTTACGGTTTAATTGCTAACCCATATGTAACAAACTCTTCAGGTGTAAATGATGCTGATAGCTTTACAGCTAACAGAAATCAGTACTATCGTAAGACTACAGTTATCAACTTGATGTAATCTCAAGTATCGATAAAGCCGACATTAAGATCGGTAATTCTAAAGGGGGAGAAATCCCCCTTTTTTGCCTTTATAAATAATATATTAGTAGGGGTTTAAATGTATACAGCAAACTTAGATATAATTCAACAAACTATTGATCGTAGGGTTTTAGCAAAGACGTATGATTATTTAAGACCAAATGGTTTTAAATTCGATATAAAAGATATTCCAAATACATCTTTTACTTGCCAATCCGCAAACTTACCTCAGTTATCTCTAGGTGCTGCTATACAGACCACTCCCTTTACTGATATACCTAGAATAGGTGATAAATTAACCTTTGGTGAATTGAATATTAGATTCCTAATTTCGGAAGATATGTCCAATTATATTGAATTATACAATTGGTTATTCGCATTGGGATTTCCAAGAGACTATAATCAATTTTATGAGTTTGTACAAAATCGTCCAAGTAAATTTCCTTTTAAAACCAACCTTCAAGGTAAAACTGAAGTTTTGGCATACTCGGATGGTACTTTAACGGTTTTAGACTCGACAAATGTTCCAATAGTAAATATAATATATAAGAACTTATTCCCAGTTTCCTTAGAGGGTTTAGATTTTGAAATCGCATCGGCTAGCGTAAATTATTTCACAGCAATCGCTGTCTTCAAATATGAGACGTTTGAGGTACAGTCACTTAAATATAAATGAATGGAGTTCATATGAACAAAAATAATGGTTTGAAAAATATTCCAAAAGTCCCAGTACCCAAATTTAATAAACAAGTTGCGCCAGCTCCCGAAGCACCAGCTGCACAACCCGGGCAGCTTCAAATAAATCTTGATGAATTGAGAAAAGAAAAGATTTTTGTGGCAACACCTTGTTATGGTGGTATGCTAACAGAAGCATATTTTAGATCAATGGTTCGCACATTGACATTCTTTAACCAGCATCAAATCCCATTGGCATTTGGTACTATTGCAAATGAGTCTCTTGTTACTCGTGCTCGTAATGTATTGGTGGCATACTTTTTGCAGAGCAACTATACTAGATTGCTTTTTATCGACGCAGATATTGAATTTCAAGTTGAGGATGTATTAAAACTTCTTGCTCACAATAAAGAAGTTTGCGTTGGTGCATATCCTAAAAAGGGTGTAAATTGGCAACGTATTAAAGAGCATCTTGCATCTAAACCAGGTCAAGATATTTCAGATAGAGATATCGCAGCCGCAGGTTCTGATTATGCAATTAACTTTAAATTTGTTAATCGTGATGCCAAACAAATTGCAATTGAAAACGGTGTAATTAAATTGCATGATGGTGCAACAGGGTTTATGATGATTAAGCGTGAAGCAATCGACAAAATGATTGCGGCATATCCTGAGTTGAAGTATAACAATGATTTGAATACTCCTCCAGATTTACAGGACTTCTTCTATGCATTCTTCGACACGATGATTGATCCAAAAGACAAGCGTTACTTGTCTGAAGATTATACATTTAGTCGCCGTTGGCAAGACATTGGCGGCGATATTTGGCTTGATCCTTCAATCTCATTGAACCACTATGGATCATTCAACTTCCAAGGCAATCCTGGACAAATTATTCAAATAGGATAATAAATTGAAATTATCTGACCTGCAAAATATGTGGGCAGATGATTGCAAGATTAATGAAACAAATCTTGGTCATGAATCTGCTCGAACACCTTTATTGCATTCTAAGTATCTCAATTTCTTATCATCCACAAGATTAAATCTGCGTAAATCAGAATCTGATTATTTAAATTGTAGACGTTTGAAGTATAGATATTATAGAGGCGAACTAACACAGGATGAATTAATTGAAGAGGGTTGGTCACAGTGGCAGGGAAATAAACCATTAAAAAATGAAATGGATGAATTTCTTCAAGTTGATCCTGATATAATTGTCCTGGAAGACAAAGT